CGTCGGCAATGGGATGCCACCAGACGGAGGGCTGTTGATACCGCGTAATCTGAACGGGATCGCGCGGTGCGCGGTCGATCGGGTTGGGGTCGAATTGCGACACTGGCGGGAGTTCGCTGTCATATTCGACAGTAATAATCCAGTTCATCGCGCCGACGTCTTCGTTGCGAATGTCAACTTTCCGCACGAACAGATTCGGCCGCGTCGGGTGCGGGGAATACATCACCGGGCCGCCCCAGTACGCCACAAACGCCACGCCGACAACGCCATCATCATCGTATGGGGAATCGGTCAGGGCGCGGAATACGCGTGTCGAGTCCCCTTTAGCGAAATCAACTTGGGATCCGCCGCGGCCCCGGTGCAACTCGTTGATCAGGGTCACGCTCATATTGTCACCGGAACGACGTTCACGGGCTTATTGGCGACGATCGCGGTTTTGACCTGCTGGGTTGCGGCAATCTGCTGTTTGGCGAGATCTTCCAGCTTGTCCTTTTTCGGCGAGAGCAGGTCGAGGCCCTGTTTAATCGCGGAGTATCCGGCGGTGCTCGTGACGTCGACGGCTGCCGTTTTGGTCTGTTCTGTTTTCGCCGCTACCGCCGCCGATGCGATTTGCACAGCCTCTGCCGCTGGTGATTCGGCAGAGGCTTCCGCAGCATCCTTGCCGGCGTTTCGTTCGCTCTCCCGAGCACTGATCGAACCCAGCAGCCCCTGCTGGGTTTCCCTCAGCGATCCGAGGAGGCCACCGTGGGCATCGAAGTCGCTTCGAACTTCATCCCCAGCCTTAACGAAAGCTGCCGCGAAGGCGTCGGCAGGATTACCGCCGCCCCTCACGTCCTCTTGTGCCGCCAGGGCGCCGGAAAAGGCGTCGCCGAACGCCGCCGCCGCGCCGCTGAAGTTGCCACCCTTGATCGCGTCCCAGGCCGCTTTCGCCCCTTCCCAGAGGGCCGCGAACATATTCTTGATTTCCATCGCACCGGCCACGACGTTTTGAATAAACGACGAGAATCCAGCCTTTGCGCCCGCCCACAGTCCAGCCGCGACGGACGCGACCTCCTGGAGTGGCCCAATCATCTGCGGGAACATTTCCAGGGCCGCAATACCCACGTTAACGATCGACAGTTGCGCGATGTCACCGAAGTTCCTGAACGCGAATGAGGCCGCGTCGATCATGTCGGGGATTGCCGTCGCGAGGTCTTGAACCTTGGCCCAAACCCAGGCCAGGCTGCTGCCCACCCGCTCCGAGAACGTATCGCCCTCCCCGTAGGCGTAGGCGAACGCGACGCCGATCCCGAGCACGGCCGCGGCTGCCGCACCGATCGGCCCGAGGGCCAGCCCGGCAATCACCGAGATCAGCCCCCCGAGCGCTCCGGCCACACCCACGAACACCGGCCCGAGCACAACCCAGCCGGTCGCCAGCGTCACGGCCGCACCAGCTACGCCAGCCACAATCGCGATCAGCTTCCGATTCTCCGCAATGAACGTCGTAATCGTGGCCAGCAGGGGCGCGAATGTCGTTTGAAACGTGCTGGCGAAGTCCGCCACGTTTTTCACGATGCCTTTTATGTCGAATCCGTCAATCAGAACTTGCCCAATTGCGCCGAGAGCGGAGCTTACATTGTCCTTGAGGTTCGAGAATTGACCGGCCAGCGTCTTCGACTGCGCCGCCGTCATGTTGTAAAACTTGCCGCCGACGGACGTCATGTTTTGAAAAGCCCGCTGCAGATGTGCAAAGCTGATCTGGCCTTCCTCGACCATTTTTCGAATTGCTGATTCCGGCTTGCCGAACATCTTCGCGAATTCTGAAATCACGGGAATGCCGCGGCCCGTGAGCCGGTTGAGCTGATCCCCCATCAACTTTCCGTCACTCTTGATTTTCGTGAAAACGTCGGCCAGTTCCCCGAGGGGTTGCGTTGTTCCGGCCGCAATATCACCGATCATTTTAAGATTCGGGATAACCTGCGCTGCTGAAAATCCCATCGCGAGAAGATTGCGCCCAGCGTCGCGCACCTCGGGGAGCTGGAAGGGTGTTTCAGCCGCGAACTTCTTCAGGTCTCCAAGGAGTGACTCCGCCTTCTTTGCGTCGCCGATCATCGTGGTAAACGCAATCGAGGCTTGCTCCGCGTCGGCCGCGTATTTCACGCCGAATCCGATCCCGGCCAACAGCCCGCCACCACCCAGCATTCCAGTCAGCTTTCCGACTGTGCCGGCCAGTGAGCCAGCAACGCCGGCCACAACAGAGTTTGCGTCGGTCCCGAACTTCCGCACGACACCGATTGCGCTCTGAGTGCCCTTGGTGAGGCCCCGGTAATCGCTGGTCAGGTTGACAACCAAACTACCGACGGTGGCCAAGGTTTATGCTCGCGTTATGGAGTTCTGCGATTTGACGGACGATCGCGCGTTGCATTCTCGGATCTTGCTGCACTTCCGGTTTATTGGCCCCTGGAATAAACATCCAGGGCTCGAATGGCTTGTCCTTGGAAAGCATGTTGGAAACTGTCGCGAATCCGATTGAAAGGATCTCGTACAGCTTCCCGAGGCCGATCGGATGGAGGTCGTCGAATTCCGCCCAGCGCTCGAATTGCTCCCTGGTGATCGAATCAAGGAATTGCTCCACGTCGGGGAAACCAAACCAGAGCGAGAGCTTGCGTGCGAGGATCTCCCGTGGAGCGTCTGTCAGTTTCCCGGCTTTGGGCCTTTGTCGAATCCGCAGAGCACTCGCCCAGCGTCGTACAGCGTTCCCATCACGTCGGAGGCCACGTCTCCGAGGAGATCCAGGTCGGCGTCGGTGAATAGCGGTTTGTCGTTTTCGTCAACCGCCGTACTAATCACCATGCAGCGCCGCGCCTCATTGAGCTTGTCGAGCGACGGGTTGCCGTCAGGCCCCAGAAATCGAACCTCGTAATTCGAGCGCTGCAGCTCGCTCATCATGCGGAGCCGCACGACAGGGACAACGGCCGCGCCTTTGTCATCCGTCTCGGTCGAGAGCGACGGACAAGGCACGTCGACGAATCGGCGAGTGGCCCTGGTGAGGAAAACATTGCGGGAGAGAACGGACATTTTTGAACCTTCGTTGCTGGTTGCTGGAAACGGAAAAACTACAGTGTTGCGGTAATGGCGAGTTCAACCGCGTCGGCTTCCTTCGCCCCCTTCACGAGCCTCGCCTCTTCCGATGCCTGGAACGCCGCCGCGTCCTGCTGACGCAGCTCCTCCAGGCTGGCGGCCGGCGTGCCGAACCGTTTCGACAAGTGCTCCGCTACCTTGGCCTTGGCCTCGTCGTCGACAGGATCAGCGATCGCATTCCCGACAGCGTTGATAACGCAGAGTATCCATGCATCGGGGTGCTCAATCTCGGTCCCGGCGGCAACAAGTCGATTATGGAGGTTGCCAGGGCCTTCCGGCTTCTTATTGTCGAAGTCTGGATTTGGCCCATCCCGGTCGGTAATGATTTTGACTTTCATTGCTTCCCCTGTTGCTGGTTGTGTTGATGGACGCCGCGGCACGGATGGTCAGGCTGGGTAGCCCCCAGCGTGCCACGGGCGCCCAGCAACGGACGCCTACGGATAAGTAACAAGCCCGTCGAGCTGGATTTCGAGGTCGTACTTCAGGCCATCCGCAACGGAGGCCTTGGGAGTGAATTTCTTCAAGAGTCCACTGAACGGCCACGCGGTCGTGGCTCCATCGCTCCATACGATCTTCCAGAGCGCAATCGCCGGGGCCGCGAGAAATGCCGTACAGGCTTTGTGTGATGCATGCTGCGGGTCGAACATCCCGGACGCTGAGCACTTTCCGCCCTCGGTGTACCCGGTCGGCTTGTGCTCCATGCCAACGCCGGAGTCAAGGCAAGTCGCGTCAAAATCCTGCACTTCCGCGTCTGGAGCGTTAATCTCCATCGCCTGTGCGATCGCGGTGTATACGCTGGCGATCGACAGTTGCAACACGGTGCCTTTGGACGGGCTTTTTACGGCGGCAGTCATTATTTCGACTCCTGAAATGTGATGCTGTAGGTTGAATCAACCGCGTACCGGCCGCTGTCGCTGCCGTCTTCCTCCGGGATGTAGCCGCTTTGTTTGTGATCCAGCTTTGCTTTGATCAGCATCGAGTTGACCGTGCCGTCATAGCCGGCGAGCCCAGTGCCGGGGTCCGTGCCGTTGGTCCGCAGGGCCTCGGCCAGGGCGCGGGCCTGGCTCTTCAGGTTGCTGATCGTGCGAATTCGAACAGTGGCCATCACGAGGCCGCCGAGAAAATCGAGCGTCTCCGAGTCCTGGTAGTTCTCCTCTTCGATCTCGATTTCCATTTGCGGGTAGGTCTTGGCCGCCGCCTGGGGAACTTCATCGGGATAGATGCGTGATCCGCAAAGTGCGGTCACAGCGGAGAACGTGCCAATCAGGGAGGCCAGGGCCTGTTCCAGGATCGGGTTAGCCAAGGGTGGCCTCCTTTTCGATCCCCTGCAGGATATTCGAGTAGAGCGAGCTTTCGATTCCACTGCGCGCCGACGCGAAACCGCGGGCAATGAAGGGATTCGCTGGCATTCGGCCGGTGCGGAGCGACTTGGATTTGCGAGCCAGGAATCCGCCTTTCACGCGGGCCTTTCCGGCCATCCGGTCACCGCCCATTGTTTTGCGGAAACGCTCCCCGGTCCCCAGGGCCACGAGGTGCGCGTGATAGGCCACGGATTGCCCGAGCTTTTTCCCGACGTCGATTCCGGCCTTGACCGTGATTTCGCCCGTCCGCCGCGACTTGATAAATCGCGCGTCGATCGAGTCCCTGACGGGATTCAGTTTCTTTTTTTTGCCGCTCTTGGTGATCGCGAAATGGCCGCCCTTGGATTTCGGAGCAGCCGCTTTGAGCGCTGACTTGAGTTGCGTCTTGGCCTTTCCCAGCGCAGAGCGACAGGCGCGATTCGCCCCCTTCTCGCCGATCTGGGCGAGGCGTCGATCGAGTTCAGGGATGCCGGTCACGGAACGCATTACGCGCGGCTCTTGCAGTTGCAAACGAGTTCGAAGCGTCGCCCGTCCACGTCGGTCGGGTCGCCGAGGATGTT